ATAAAATAAATCCTTGATCAGGAGTAAGATTTAGATGAGGAACTATAGCATCAGGTTGTTTCTCCCATGTACCAGGTAAATTATACACTGATGGTCTTGATAGAAAAATCATTTTAGATACTTGTTGATAACGTCGATTTGATCTTTATACTTAGCGATGATATTCAGTTCAGTTTCAATTGCTTCTGTTATATCAGAGTGTTCTCCAATACCAGCAGGGTTAGAAAGATAAACCTCCACGTTTGCTAAGTGTTTTTGTATATCCCCTTGAGCATGTGCCAAGAGTGCTTTGATAAGTTGTTCTCTCATTAGATTACCATGCCATACTTTTCTCTAATTATCTTTTTGTAAGGACCACCAGGATTATCATCCCGTACTTCCTTTACAATTTTTAATCTGTTATACAGTGATGTGTCACCTCCAAGTGTGAGTGACTTGAGAATTGTTGCCAAGTCTTTATCGTTGATTGGTAAATCCATAAAAAATAGATAACGTTTACATTATAGCACTAAACAAAGAAAGATTCCAGAGTTGCTGTTTTTTCTACAGACCACCCTATCGAATCAAGTATAGCCTTCAGTGGTTCAATGAAGGATTTTTCAAACTGCAAATCGTAATCGATATACTGTGACAGACCAAACTCTTTTGGGAACTCACTAATGAATGAGATCACATTTTCATGAATCGGATTAGGATTCTTGAGGTAACAGAACTTTATCTTTTCACCGTTGTTGATTACATTATATTTACCCTCCAAGTTTTTCTGCTTTAAATAATGATTGAATAATAAGGAACCTCTTACGTGCATGGGAGTACCCTTAGAATAGATTGATAGTCTATTACTATACTTCTCAACATTGTTACATGTTCTGGGAAAAGCAATCTCAGCAGGATCCATATTATGAAAATTAGATCTCATCTTCATAATATATTTTTGAACATTATCCTCAGACTCATTCATAATAATACTGATAGCATCTTTGATCATCTTCCTACATGGTGCAGGTGTAGATGACTTGACTGCTTCAATACCCATCATCTTTAGTTTGGGTTCAGCAAATCTAACTCCTTCTATATCCCAAGCATTCAACATATATCTTTTCTTGGCAGTCCATATACCACGTTCAGCAATAGTCTCACGCTTCATAAACATCTTCTGATCGTAAGCATTTACGTACTTGGCCAACGCTTCATAAGAACTCGAAATATACTTTTCAAATTCCACTTCACAGATCTTATCAAGGAACGACACAATGCTCTCAACATTCTTCTCTCTATCCTTGAATATGACTTGAACCAAAGGACCAAGATGCAAGTAAATAGAATCGGTGTCAGATGCAATAACATAATCTTTGTTCTCCGTTTTTAGTACTTTGTTCATGTAGCGATTCATTCTATTCTCTATCCAACGAATAGAGAACTGACCACCAAGAGTAATAGCTTCGGCATTCGCTAACATATAATACCGAAAGTATTGATTACCGATAGCACCATAGGCACTATTCAGTTGAATCTTTTTAGCCATCTGAATATTGTTACACCTTGAAATTTCTTTCTCAAGTGCCTTGGTCGGTTTCTTTTCATAATCTTTCTTTGCTTGAATCATCTTCTTTTTGAAGACAACTCTCTCACTATAGATCTTCTCCATAAGTTTAGGAAGAAACCCACGAGTCTTAGTGGTAAACATAGCACCATTAGGACACACAGTAACATCCTCAAGTGAGGATAGATCAACCTCTTCATTGAGAAGTTTATCTACACTGACATTAGGAAACCTATCATCCAGAAGAGTTTCTGGTGATATATTATACTGCATTATAAGATGAGGATACAGTGAGTTCAAGTCAAAAGATACAACCCAATCATACATACCAGGTTTAGGTTCCTTTACGTATGCACCAGCATACTTTTCACTCTTATCCTGATCCTTCTTGGGTGGTATAACTATCCCCTTTCTCTTTAGGTCGTTGTATATAATCATGTCCCACATACGAACCTGATAGAAGACATCAGTAAAGTTCACCTTAGCATCATATGCCATAGTGATAGCAAGTTCGATGAGTTTCATCTTCTCCTCAAGACCGTCAACAATTCTAACGTCTTGTACGTTGTAATCTACAAACTTATTCCATCCTTTTTTATAGAAGTCTTTGAAGGTATCAAACTCTGAGTGATCTAATTTCTTATTGCCCAGTTCTACTTCACCAATATAATCTAATCTATAAGACTCCTGTGCTTTATATGTAAACTTCTTGTACAGATCCATGTAATCAAGAACAGTTACACCAGCAATATCATATACAAGTTGAGGTCTGCCCATCATATAGATCTCCTCATTGGTTACCAAACCCCACGGAGATAACTTCTTCATTGCCTTCTCACCAAGCACTCTGGTGATCCTTTTAGCAAGGTATGGTATATCATATAGCTGACAGTTCCATCCAGTCACAACCTCTGGTGGGTTATGACTCCAGTAATTTATAAAGTGTTGTATAAGATCATACTCATCATTGCACTGGACATACTTGACCATCTTATCTTGAGTCCTATATGGTCCTACACCAAAAGTTAGAATCCTCTTTGTGTTATAGTCCTGTAAAGATATGAGCAGCAACTCTTCATCACACTTCTCTACGGTAGGAAACCCATTCTCAGACTGAACCTCAATGTCAATAGTGACAAGGTTCATCTTCTTTATATCGAATTTTATTTCAGTCTCTGGATACTTTTCAGAAATATACTGGTAGATATATCTATTGTTGCCAAATACTTCAAACCCATCCACCTCACCATGAGTCTTTATAAAATCTCTAGTCTCACGTACAGTACCAGGTTGAATACTCTGAACATACTTACCATCTAAAGTCTTATACTTTGTTTTTTTCTTACTGGGAACAAACATCGTAGGTTGAAACTTTTCCCTAGATGTAAAACTCTTTCCACCTTCATACCCCCTGACCAGGAAATCATTCCCGACCATTTGTACGTTTGTATAGTATCTCATTCAGTAACGTTCTTTGCAGTTAGTGATTGATACTTATCTAAATGTGCCTTATCAGGTTCCAATATTGTTAGTATACTATCTGAATGGATCATCATCTCACGTTGCATAGAAAATGATGGCCAGTGCTCCATATATTCTCCCTTTATCTCATATGGTTCTGTCAATTTGCAGTCAGGTTCACCAAGTTCACTACCAACTTCCTCCATACGAGCAATGAGTACTAGCGAGTACTCCTTCAACATTAGTATTTTGATCATAATGAAAGACTTCTTGACTTTAAGTTTACCACAACTGAACGCACTTTGTCAATATAACCTTGATTTCGTAACTCTTTGAATACCATATTTTCAAATCCATACTCACCATACTTTTGTAGTGATACGGTTCTACCAACTCTAAGTTTCTTTACTAATGACTTGAGTGCTTCTGGATCTTCACTTTGTATAAAAGCATCAATCTTATGTTTTAGATTTTTTACTTTCTTTTCTAATTCTTTTTCATCCAGATCCTCTTCCATCTTTTCTGGTTTCTGTACCCATGACTGTCTCATCAGACTATAGACACCTTGACTTTTCTTACGTACAACACCAGGTTTTTCAATATAAGGTTCTGCTTTTGCTCCATAGATGGTGACATTATGAGTCAACTCCCATAAAGTTTTTTTATCCATGTAATAATCATCAATTAGTTCTGGATCACATTTAGGAATATACTTAGGATCTACAACAAGGTGTACGTCTAAGTCAGACATGACAGTATAATTATAACCTGCATTACCACCAAGTAATATTACATCCGTAATTGCTCTATCATCAAGATCTACATAAGCAGCAAATGCTTTTGCAAATCTCATCAATGCTTCTCTAACTTCTGGCTTGAGAGAATCCCCAATCCAAAAAACTGGATTGAGGATATCTGTAAATCTAAGAGATATAGTTTCTCTTAGATCCTTTGCTTTTATATGTTTTAGAACTCTTGAATACAATGAACTATCACAAGTCTACACTATATTTAGAGCCAATCTTTTCGTTGCTGATGATCAGGAATAATTCTATCGATATCAATCAACAATAATCCATCTTGGAAATCAACACTCTTGACTACTAAATCATCAGGTAATGCCCATGTACGTGTGAACGCACGTTGTGCTAATCCTCTATGCATATAGTTTTTCTCATCACCACTCTTTTCACCTTCTATGATGAGTTTACCCTCTTGGGTATAAACCTTTAGATTTTCTTTTTTGAACCCTGCAAGTGCCACCTCTACACGGTACTCATGGTTACTGAGTTTTACTGTATTGTATGGTGGATAATTATTCTGGTGTGAAAAATGTTGGTCGAAGGTTGTGAACCAATCCTCAGCCCCAATCATATTTCTTTTTATCTTTGACAGATAGTCCTGAGTTTCAGGCACAGTCAAAGTAATGCTGTTTGCTTCGTTAAACATAGTGACCTCTTTAAGCGTCTAGTATAATGTCCCGTTAGGCGACACTACTAATTATACAAGGTCACTTAAATACTGAGTACGGTTATTGCGGTTCGGGTGTTTTCTTCTTACCAATATTATACTTAGTTTCTAGTATCCAATTACTCTTATCTTTGTAAGATATAACTTTGATTTGATTTAGTGGTGCTATATCATTTACCAACTCTACATTCTTGATGGTGATCAAACCCCAATCAGAAAGAAGTTGTATAATTCTATTCCTTCTCTGAACATCATTTACACTTAGGTTTGCTCTCTTACCATCAAGTGCAAACAACTCTTTGAAATGAACAATATAATACTTGCCCTGCTTATGCAGTATATGACATGATTGATATAATTTTTTTTCTTTTCTTGATGCTACACCAATTCTTGTGAGTGTCTCACGTACCTTTAAAAAATCATCTGGTTCAGATAATAATACCTCAACCATTTTCTCAGGTGACCACTGATACTCAGGTTCCATAACAGTCATTTCAATCCTCCACGTTCAAGTTTACTTTTAATGAATGTAATCTGTTCTTCGTTTAGAAGTGGGAGAACTTGCTTTGCCTTCTCTATACTATAACCATAGTAAGACTTTATGGACTCAAGATTCTTCAGTTCTTCTTTTTTTAACCAAGGAGAGAATCTCTTCTTAGACCTGAGTGTATTTAGATAAAAGTCATATTGTAACTTCTTATCAAGATTTGAATTCAAATTCATCTCATTTGCATACATGACGCAATCAAGATGTCCAGACATACATCTGTTTATAATGTAAGGGAGATACTTTGATTCTGTATCAGGATCCTCATCAATAATATTCTTTTTGGTGGAGTTGATTGAGTTCAACCAATCTTTTAAATCAACGGTCAATGATCCTCTCCTTCATCTGGGGTGTCCAGTTATCATAGTAACCAGTCTTCATCAATTCCTCTCTAGCATCCTCTAAAGGTTTTCTTTTCTGTACTATCATCATACAGAGTTCACCTTCATTTACAACAACACCACCAACATCCTCTATAAGATCTGGATGCTCTTCAAGAAATAAAAAATCAGGAAACTCTTCATTGAAAGAAGCAGCTAACCTTTGCAACTCACTGCATCTAGGTAGCATAGTGTATTGGAAAAGATATATTATAACTTCCTTATCCCATTGTTTTATATCACTACGCAGATCACGAAAGGATACAAATTCTTTTACTTCAACATTACCCTCTAACCATGCCTTCTTAGCATAAGGACATGGTGGTAAATTATCAAAAGCAGAATTGGGTTTACTTAGAAAATCAAGTATCCACTCTTCTATTTTTTGGTTGGACGATGATTCGGTTGTTGTCATAATCAGGGATAAATTCAAGTGGTTCATCATGTTGCCAGCATAACTCTTCGTAAAGAGTATTCAATTGACGCATATCCTCGTAGAGGTCAGATACTGGTTCGGTCATCATTCTTGTAGAAACTCCTGTTCTTTTTGGAAGTACTCCTTCATTGAAGAAGATACATTTGGTGGTTCGGGTTCACGATAACCCTTCATCTTCTTCCACCTATTATACAATGCACCCATCATCCATGACTGAGAAAGACTCGTAGGTCCGTTGGTTAGCAACTCAAGTTCCATACTGTTACTTGTGTATGATTTGTACTCTTCTCTCCAATTGGAGTCGTCCCATAGTTTTTCCATTATTCTTCCTCATAGAAGTCTGGACACAGCATTGCTCCTGCCATTTCCTTTGCTTGATTATTATGCTCACATAACTTATTCATCCAAATCCTCTCTTCCAATGAAACTTCACCATCGGTTGAGATTATTCGGCAACAAATATCGATCAATTTATTTCGGTACTTAGTTGAGATCATAGTTCAGTAAGACTAACTCCTTTCTATTTTTTTGTGCTTTAGTATATGTAGATGTGGATCGCATAGTGTATGTATGTTCATACTCAATAGCCTTCCAATCACTAAATCTATCTCTCACTAATTGTGAAGAATTGTAGCTTACTAAAAGGTCTTGACTACACTCACTACATTTTTTAGAGAAATCATCATGATTGAAGTACTTGTGCATATCACCTTTCTTACCATATAAATGAGATCCTATCTCATAGGGTGGGTCAAGGTATATAAATGCATCCTTTACTTTAGTTTGAACACCACTCAATAGAAAATCATATGAGTAGTTTGTAATTTTCCAATGCTTGATTAGTTCTTTATATCCACTAAGCTTTTCAATTCCCCTGATGGAGAAATTTGATTCTGAAGCTTGTGCAGAAAAAGAACTCGACTCAGTGAGACCAGAAAAACTACACTTATTGACAATATAAAAACTGACTGCACGGTGTTGATTGGATAGTGAACTATCTCCAACTTCTTCTTTAGCAGTTTGAAATAATTCTTTTGCTTTGTCTCTATCATTGTTTTTTGTTTTGATTTCTAATAATTGTTCTTGTAAGACATCACCTCCGATCTGTACTTGATTCCAAAAATTATATAATGGTTCATACAAATCATTTACCCAGACAAGTAGATCTGGATATTGTTTTGTTACCCACAAGGCAACAGAACCACCTCCTAGAAATGGTTCTCTAAATTGATAGTATCCATTCAAGTCAGGAAAGAACTGACTCATCTTGGTGATTGCTCTACTTTTTCCGCCTGGATATCTTAGAGGAGTTTTTAGGCTTTTCATTCCTATACACCCCCGAATTCCAAAGAAACACTTGTAACCATAATAAAGAAAGTAAAAGAATTAGTAATTCAAATAAGGGTATTGGGATCAAAGTAATCCTCCAATGTAATTTTAGGTTCCCATGATAATAATATATTTGCTCTCTCTATATTAGCAAGAGTTTCTCTTGCTTCACCTGATCGTTCAGGAATATTTACAGTATTGTCAGAGATGTAAGATGCAACTTCATTGACAGAATGATTTACACCTGTACCAATGTTCACCACCATACCAGAATAGTTTGTCATCATAGCATTTATATTTGCCTCTACTACATCATTTACATGAGTAAAATCTCTACGTTGTTCACCGTCTCCAACTATAGTCAACGGTTCTCCACGCTTTGCTTGCTCCTCAAACAGTCCTATCACTGGTGCATACTGCCCTTTTAGTGGTTGACGAGGACCGTAAACATTGAAGTATCTCAAACTTATAGTCCTAAGTCCATGTAGTCTGTAATACATGTGACATAAAACTTCTGCTCCTACCTTAGTTGCAGAATAAGGATTGAGACAATCGGTTGTCATATTCTCCTGTAATGGTGGTTCATTTACCAAACCATAAGAAGAAGATGTAGATGAATTTATAAATCTACGAACACCTGCTTGTCTAGCACACTCAAGCATATTATACGTTCCTAGGTAGTTTGTTTCCAAACACTCTAAAGGACGTTCCATAGCAACTTGTATTCTACTATGTGCTGCTAGGTGAAAGACATACTCAACACCATCAAATAGAGGACGACAAGTATCGAAGTCTCGTATATCGACAACATGATTTTGAGCGTGGTCATCATACCAATTAAAAGCGTCATTTGATTCAGCAGACTCGTTGTCTATAACAACAACCTCATGGTTGTTTTGTAACAACTTACCTACTATATGGGAACCGATAAAACCTGCTCCACCAGTCACTAAACATTTCATTTTACAATCTCAATTTTAATGGTGTTACTAATTCAACTTTTATTGGTCGATTTAGAATTTCAGCCAGTTTTATATATGCTACCGCAGTAAATACTTGCGGAACTATAAAGGCAATCATTGCTACAATCCAAAAAAAGTAATAATAATTTTCTTTGTTTTGTGTTCTCATTTGAATTCACAGGCACACATAACTTCGGTAAGTGCTGCTAATAGATTTATCTCTTGGTCAGCAGCAAAAGCAGACTGATATTGGTATTTCGCAATAATCAAAACTGCCTCTGGTATAGATTTGGGTTTCATGTATTCATAAATTGAATCAT